ATGAATGGTTTTAATAATCAAGAAATTTATATTCTTAAAGAAACTGAAAAAGCCTTTTTATTATGCTATAGTAAAATAGTAAAAAGAGGTACAAGTATGGTATCAGACCATAAAGAATTTAGTTTTTGGTGTCCTAAGTCAGTATGGTTTAATGATAGAAACTTTACTAATTATGGTAAAATAGATGAAAAAAATCCTGTGATTTTCAATCCACCTTATTTTTTAATTAAATAAAAACAACTATGAATAAAATTTTAAACATCATTGAACAGGTTGAGCAAGGTAAAATTACTGCTGAAGAATCTGTAAAACTTATTAAAGCAACAGTTCTTGACATTCAAGAAGATGAATTGCTTGATTATGTATTTCCAACTAAAAAATTCAAACAATGAAAAAGGAAATATTAAACACAACAGTGCTAGTAACTGCACTTTACATTAGTTACAAAATAATCAGTTATTTAATAATTAATCTTTAAAACAATGGTAAGAACATTCTATGTGCAGAAAGGCAAAGAAGATATAATGCACAAATTCAAAGAAACCAATGAAAAACTTGGTTTAAACTACTCAGCTACTCTTGTTGAGTTAATGCAAAAATTCAATAAAGAACATTCTAAAAAAGTAAAGGATGGAAGTAACAAGTAAACATAAAAGACACATTGTTACCCTATCTGACAGGCATACTGAAGTAGATGTTGAGATTGTACAAAATGACAATTTCAAATCTGTAAAATTCAAAAGCTTCAAAACTCAATATTCTATTTGTGTAAATAATGGTGAGTTTATGCAACTGCTAAAAATTCTTGAAACCTTAAAACAAGAGCTATGAATTACACATTGGAAGAAGAAGCACATTACAAATATCTGCAAGAGCGTTTAGATCAATGGCAAACACATCATTTTGAGCAAGAACTTCTTGGAAATGTTAAAAGCTGTTTAACAAGAGTTAACTGGCATAAAAACATTCTACTTAACAAACACACACAAATTTCTCAAAAGTCCCTTAGAAGCATTTTAAATGGCTTTGAAAAGGAAATCTACAACTTGGAAGATTTGCAAAGAAAACTAAGATTGATAAACTCAAAAAGTTTACGTTGCAAGACAATACTTTCAAAAACAAAACAACTACAATTATTAACACTAAAATTCATTAACGATGAACAGAAAAGAACAACTTAATACTTTGTTTCAAAAGTATGAGCTTGATGTTGAAGATACATTTAAGCACAAACACTATCACATAATCACAAGAAGTGGTATTGATAAAATTCAAGCAAGAGCAGAGATTTCAATTAATTATGATCTTAAGCATTATAATCCAGATTTAAAAACCTGTATAATCAAAGCAACAGGTAAATGCAATGATGTAGAGATACAAACCTACGGTGAGTGTTCCCCTGAAAACAACAGAAATGCTTATCCAGTAGCCATTGCAGAAAAGAGAGCAATGAGCAGAATAGTTCTAAAGCTATGTGGTTTTTATGAGCTTGGGGTGTTTGGAGAAGATGAAAGCGAATCCTTTAAAAATAATTAAGATGAAAAAAGATAGATTAAGTTATTCAGCATTAAGTGCTTTTAGTAAATCCCCAAATCATTTATTAAGCTATTGGAACAAGGAAGAAACACCTCCAACAGATGCACAGGAGTTTGGCAAACTGTTGCATAAAATGGTACTTGAACCTGAAGAGCTATTGCGAGAGTATATTCAATATGAAGGAAGAAGAGCTGGTAAAGCTTGGGCAGAGTTTCAAGAAAGGCATCCAAGCAAAACAATTGTAACTACAAAATTGTACAATCATTGTTATAAAACCTATAGCAAAGCTTTAGAAAATAAAGTATTTAAAGATTTACTATCCAAAACAACTGAAACTGAAAAGCACATAGAATGGCAGTGCAAGGGTGTAAACTTTCACGGGTTTGTTGATATGGTTGGAGAAGGTTTTATTGCTGATATTAAAACAACAACTGATGCTGGAGAAAGGTTTGAAAGAGATTTGTACTATGACAATCTTGGGTATATAATGCAGGGTGCAATGTATTTGGAAGCATTTCCAAAAGATACTGTTTACTATATTATTGCAATTGAAAAATCAGAACCTTACAATGTTCAGGTGTATGAATTATCTGAAAAATCAATTTACAGAGGAGTTGAAAAATACAATGATTTGGTTGATGCATTCAAAGAATGGGATGGGCAGCCAATGAGTTACAGTAGTGAAATAAAATTAATCTAAAAACAAATAAAAATGAGTGAAAAAAAAGTATACTGTGGAAGTGGTAAAAAACAAAGTGAAACTTGGTTAAAAGCTACAATAAACATCAATAAAATTAAAGACCATATTGAAGAGTTTAAGGGACATAAGTTTATCAGAATTAACATCAACATCAAAGATGAAATAGATCAATTTAACAAAGATGTTGCAATAAGTATTGATAAATGGCAACCTGAACCAAAAGCTCAAACTGAAAGTTTTGAAGATGGTGATGACTTACCATTTTAAACTTAACCTTGAAAGGTACTATAAAATACTATCCCTAAAATCAAGGGGTTACAGTGATAATGAAATAAAACACATTACTGGGTTAAATCTTGTAACAGTTAGGAAGTATTTATACTACTATGAATTCAAACATAAAAAGGGAGATTATGTCTCCCTTAATTCAAAACAAGAACCCTATTACAAAGATGAAATGAAGTATGGAAGCATTCCAACTTACAACTTTGATGATCTGAGTGAAACAGAAAAAGAACTTTATTACAACAACTTAAAAAAAAATAACTAATGAATATATTAAAAGAATTTCAAGAACTTATACCACCTTTAACAAACGAAGAGTATAAACAACTTGAAAGCAATTGTTTAGAAGAAGGTATTAGAGAACCAATTCTAACTTGGAATGATTATATAATTGATGGTCATAATAGATTTAAAATTGCTCAACAATGGAGCTTAGAATTTAAAACAGAAAGTAAAAGTTTTAATAGTGAAGATGATGTTAAAGAATGGATGATACTCAATCAATTCGGAAGACGTAATTTAACTAACTACCAAAGAACTGTTTTAGCACTACAATTAGAAGATGTATTTAGAGCAAAAGCAAAAGAAAATCAAGCTATACAATATAAAGGAAATTCACTTTCGCAGATTTCTGCAGAAGTGAAACCAATTGATACAAGAAAAGAACTTTCAAAAGTTGCAGCAGTTTCACACGATACAATAGCTAAAGTAAAAAAGATACAAGAGAAAGCACCAGAAGAAGTAAAAGCAAAATTAAGAACAGGTGAAGTAAGTATTAATGCTGCTTATAAAGAAATAAAAAAAGAGGAAAAGAAAGAAGCAATACAAGAAGAAAGAAGAATATTAGCAGAAGAAGGTAGTAACAAAGAAATAGAAATAGATTTTAGATTAGGTGATTTTGAAGAAGTGTTTGCAGATATTAAAGATGGTAGTATTGATTGTATAATTACTGATCCTCCTTATCCAAAAGAGTTTTTAGAATGTTGGACAAAACTATCAAGGTTTGCTAAAAGAGTTTTAAAACCTAATGGTTTTTGTATAGCTTATAGCGGTCAAATGAATTTACCAGAAGTAATGAAAAGAATGAATGAACATTTAAATTATTATTGGATTTTCAGTTTATTGCATACTGGAAATAGACAATTAATAAATGGTAGAAATTTATTTTGTGGATGGAAACCAATATTAATTTATCAGAATAATTTTAGTAAAATAAAAAAACCAATGGATGATTTTATTACAGGTACAGGTATAGAAAAAAAATATCATAAATGGCAACAAGCTGAAATTGAATTAAATTATATTATTGAAAATTTTACTAATATTGGTGATACAATACTTGAACCATTTGCTGGTGGTGGAACAACTATATTAGCTTCATTAAATAATAAAAGAAATGTTATTGCTTCTGAAATTATAGAAGAATCATATAATATTTGTAAAAAAAGAATAGCGGAATGGAAAAGTTAGGAAATTATTTTAATAGTGAATTAAATGAATATATTGGAAAAAATTTACCTCGTATAATGACTTCCATTGATTTAGATTTATTACAGGTTAAAAAAAGAAGAAAGATAATTAGATTAGCAGAATATAAACACGAGAGGGAAAAAGTTGGTAAACAACAATATGATGCATTAAAAATACTTGCTGATATAGCAAAAAAAATAAATGATAATCCACAGTTATTTGATAATTGGAAATTACAAGTATTAATTATTAGAGGAAATAAACCTTATGATCAAATAAAAATTGAAGATTTAATTACTGATAAATCACACAAAATAACAGATAAAAAACAAATTAATGAATTTTTGTGTTTAGAACAATTAACAAAACAAACTAATCAAATATGATTGAACTACCATACTTTAAATTCTTTCCCAACCAATGGTTAACAGGAACAATTGCTTTTCAAAACTTTGATGTACAAGGTGCATTTATGAGAGTATGCTGCTTTTACTGGAGCAAGGGGTGTAAGGTTTCCAACAGTGAACTTAAAAATATTGTTGGAGATTATTACGATAAATTATTAGAAACTAATTTAATTAAAGTTGAGAACAAACTAATAAAGATTAAGTGGTTAGATGAACAGTTTGAAGAAAGAAAAACAGCACACCAAAAAAGAGTTAAAGCTGGAAGATTAGGTGGTAAGCAAAGCTCAAGCAATGCTCAAGCATTAAGAAAAGATAAGAAAAGAAAAGATAACTATGCTAATGATAATGTTTTGAGAGTTAGTGATGATATTAAAAAACTGCTTAAAAAATGATTTTAGATGATAAACAAACACTTAAATACTTACACGCTTACAAGGATGGTAAAATTAAACAAGGTCTTGGAGTTGGAATAGATGAATTTGATAAGCACTTAGTATTTAAAAGAGCACAGTTTGTTATGGTGCTAGGATTAGATAACTGTGGGAAAACGTTCTGGTTGCTTTGGTATTTACTTTGCCAAGCTAAATTAAACAACAAAAAGTTTATTATTTGGAGTGGTGAAAACAGAGCTGGTCAACTTAAAAGAGATATTATTCAAATGTGGTTAGGAATTAAATTTAAGGATATTATTAAAAGCAAAATTGATTTCTACAACCAAGAGATAAGTAAGTATTTTAAGTTTTTAGATAATTCAAGAATGTATTCAGTTAATGAGTTGTTAAATATATTTTCTGAAGCTGATGTTGATGGTTGTGTGATTGATCCATTTACTGGTTTGAATCATCCTAGAAACCAACCAATGTTTGAAAGAAACTATATTTTCTGCAACCTTGTTAGAGAGTTTTGCAATAAAACAGGCAAGAGTGTATATGTTTGTATGCATCCACAAACAGAAGCAGCTAGAAGAGTTTATCCACAAGATCATTTACTTAATGGACATATACAACCACCAAGAAAAGCCGACTGCGAGGGTGGGCAAGTGTTTCCAAACAGGGTTGATGATTTCCTTTGTGTGCATAGATTAATTTCACATCCAGATTTATGGATGCTTACAGAACTACACGTTTACAAAGTTAAGGACAAAGAAACTGGTGGAACTCCAACAATGTTAAATGAACCTTTGAGGTTTGATTATAACAATGGTTTAGGTTTTACCTTAGGAGGTGTTAACCCTTTAAATAAATAATATGAATTTAATAAAAGGAGATTGTTTAGAAGTTATGAAGTCAATACCAGACGCTTCAGTAGATGCTATTTTAACAGATCCCCCTTACGGAACAACAGCTTGTAAATGGGATAGTGTTATAGATTTTGATTTGATGTGGAAACAACTTAATAGAATAATAAAGTCTAACGGTGCAATAGTTTTATTTGGTAGTGAGCCATTTAGTAGTGCTTTAAGAATGAGTAATATAAATAATTATAAGTATGATTGGATATGGATAAAAAACAAAGGAGGTAATTTTTTTAATGCAAAAAAAATGCCTTTAATAGAGCACGAAATTATTTCAGTTTTTTACAATAAATTACCAACTTACAATCCACAAATGCAAAAGAGAACAAAAATGAGTTTAGCAAGGGTAAAGTCATCAGCAATTATTGGAGGTAGTGTGAAGGAAGGTTCTGTCTATGGTAACAGTATTAAAACTAAAAAAAAATATCAAGAATTAAGAAACCCTTCATCATACCAAGAATTTAATGTTGAAAGAGGAAAACACCCAACACAAAAACCAGTTTCTTTAATGGAATACTTAATTTTAACTTACACCAACGAAAACGAAACTGTTTTAGATTTTACTATGGGTAGTGGTTCTACAGGTGTGGCTTGTGTAAATACTAAAAGATATTTTATAGGTATTGAATTAGATAATAAATATTTTGAGATTGCTAAAAAAAGAATAGAACAACATAAACAACAACTAAGATTATACTAATGAATTTACTAGAAATAATAAACATTAAAAATGAGTTTCACATACTTATTTTAAAAGCAAAAGAAAAAGCAAAGACTAAAGAACAACTAAAAAATTTAGAGGTTTTGACTGAAACCCTAAAGCTTTTGCATATTCTTCATAAAAAAATAGATGAGGTAAATGCTAAGAAAAGAAAAGCAGATTTAGAATTAGCTAGAAAATATTTAGAGATTAAAACACTAAAAATTGATATTAATACACTTAATAAAAGAATTAAAAATCAAAATAAGGAAATTGAAAAGTTGATGAAATGATTTGTTATTATGTTTCAATAGTAGCTGTGATGCTTTGTGTTTTTATTTTAGGTATATTAATAGGAAAAGCAATTTATGAATAAACTTAACAAATTAAGACAGGTTAAAGATGTTGTTTATAAACCTAAACAAAGAAAGAGAACATTAACCATTACAGAACTGATTGAGAAATACCCAAATGATGCTGATCTTGGCAGAGAGGTTAGAAAACTAAAAAGCAAATAAATGAATGCAAATAAAAAAGGTAAAAGATTTGAATTGCAAGTAGCAAAGTATTTAAGCAAAGAATTTGGATCAGAAATAAGAAGAACTCCAAACAGTGGGGGTTTAAGTATTAAGGGTGATATTATGGCAACTCAGGGAATACTATCAGAGTTTAATTGGGAGTGTAAGAACCAAGAAAAGCTAAACATCTGGAAGGCATTAGAACAGTCAGCTAATGATTGCATTGGTTCACATAAACAGCCATTAGTAGTGTTTACAAAGAACTTTGAAAAAGATTATGTTGCATTAAGGTTAGAAGATTTTACACAATTATTATTAGAATTAGAACAGTTAAGGAATGAATGAAGTATTAAATAAAATTGCTGAGATTATTGAGCAGTACAACAACACAAGTATAAATGATGGTGTTAAGCTAAATGAACAGTTAAAAAACCTTACAAGCTACCTGTATTACATTGAAGGTATAAAATCTAAATACCACCAAGACTTTGAAG